GTTTTGATGTATTTTTCATATACTTGCGGCGCCGAATCTGGGTCTGCAAACATTTCATGTAATGACAAAATTACATCGTATAAGTCTCTTGGTATTACTGTTTCTAACAATTCTACGTGACTATCAACCAATTGATTAATTTCATTTGCTGCTTGTACATACAAATGCGTATTGTGAACTACCATTCTTGGCATTGCTTCTTGAGAATAACGATCCAATCCAGCATCTGTTTTACCACCTAAGTATTCATATGTAAAATCCGTACAAGCTGGACATCCCATAGAACAAGGTACATGTTGAGTTAAGTCGATTGCAACCTCTCCAATTTTGCCTTGCTTGATGTGTGCCTTTCTTCGATATTCGGCATTCTTCGGAAAATACAATTCAGAAAATGTTTGTGACTTGTAATTCGTTGAATGAAGATATGTTCCAAATACCGGATATTGTCCTGGAGATGAAGAATCCGTTGTAATATAAATTCTATTATCTGTTAATTTATTCATCAACTTTTGCAATGTAGCCAAAATAAAGAAATCTGAAATTTTACTAATGCCAAGTAAGTGAACATACTCTAATCGTTTATTTTCAAATTCTCGCTCTTTAAGCATCAAAGAAACCGCAAACATAAAATCAACTAATTTCTGCGGACCTCCAATTGCCCAACCTTGAAAATCAAAATGCTTAAATTTGTGATACCACCACGTATACTCATCAGTATTTGAACCTTGCAACATGTTTAAGAATTTTGTCTTGCCACTTTGATGTTTTTCAAACCAAGCAAAATTGTCAAAACTAATGTCAGCACATAGTGCAAATTGATTTTTATATTTTGTTTTAGGTGGAATATCTAAGTTAGCTGCAACATCGCTGTTTGCTTCTAACCAATGAAAAATCTTTTCTCGTAATTCATTGCTATATGGCAATGCACCTGTTGCAATCTGATAACCACCTGAGTCGCCAAATACTAGCACATCTTTTTCTAATCCTAGTTGATCGCGGAAATCCATTTTCTTGTAATGATGCCCTGCTGTAACCAGAAAGTATGGATGTCTCCAATCTGCAGGATATCTAGAATCAAAGAATTTTACCGGATCGCCGCTTGTAAATTTCATATCTTTCTTGAATGCAGATACCATGCTGCCTGCAGACAAAGATGGAAAGTATATGAATCTTTTATTTTCGCTCATTGTAGTCCTTTAAAGTATTAATTAATTTAGTTGCTGAAAAAAAGTTATTATGTAGTTTTATTGCCAATTGTGCAACATGTTCTGATAAATCTCGTTGTTCGTATTCCAAAATTGCCGTAACCGCAGAATCAACAGTGTCTGCTCGTTTAAACATTGGATCATACATTTCCGTATATGACAATCTATTTGGAACTATAGGACATGCTCCGGCACAAGCTGATTCATACATTGAAATGCCTAATGTTTCTTGATCTGCAAATGAAACTGCAAATCGTGCACGTTGAAGCAATTCATGATATTCTTGTTTATTTAAATTCATTTCCATTGCAACACAAAATTGATAATGTTTCAATTCGGGACGAGCTGCCAATTCTTGAAATAAATCTAAACGCTTTTCTGGGGCAATGCGATGCGGAAATACAATGATGTTTTCTTTTTGTGACCAAAGACGCGGTGCAATCATATCATAGGTATATTCCATTGGCCAACCCGTTTTATCAAATGATCGGTTACGTGAAACATAATATGTTTTACTTATTAATTTATAATGTGCTACAGTTGCAATCCAATTATGATCATATGCCGCAATCATTGCTTGCTCAGCGTGTCTAATCCATGGTTTATCTCCTACGAGACGACCTAAAAAGTCATTTGGGTCATATGACCCCGCGTGCCAAAGTCCGTGCGTTACAACAGGAATATTTAAAAGCTCACTCATGTATTTTACATTGATAATACCTGGATGCCAAGCATCTGTAAAAATAACGTGATCGCCTGGTTGTATATGTCCGTGAGTGAATAATTCAGCTAACTTATGAACTTGAGTTGATTTATACATATTGGTGCCACCAAAATTCAAAAAGGCACCAGGAGTTGCAGCTTCTGGAATCGTTAAATCTCCTTCTATAACAACAACTTCGAAACCATTATCTCGTAATAGGTGAGGTACATGAGTTTTCCATTCGCAAGTATAACGAGTTGGTACCGATTCTATGTCTACTAAAAATATTTTCACGATTTTGATCTTTTTATGATTGCACCATTTTCCCAATCTTCCCAGACTTCTACTTTATAAAGAGATGGGAATTGTTCTAATAACCATTCTCCAATTGCTTCGCATGACATCGAACCAAACTCTAATACATTAACCGTTTCATCCGTAAAGCCAATTCGAAGTTCTTTTTGAATTGCACGATTCAATAAAATAAATTCTTCATCGCGATCGGTATGCGTTACTCGTGCATAACAACGGAATCCAAACATGTGTCGATGGCGTTCTGATAAAAATGCTACTTCTGGAAAAATGTCTTTTGCGTCGGGCCAACAATGGAACCCTTCAATACTAAATGTTACTACTACGCTGTACTTCATCTGCTATTAATTTTTTATATTTAGTTGTTGACCAACCATGGTCTCTGCTTAAGTATTGAATTGGAAGATCTAAATCATCGCCGGTAAATGACTTACCAATATAATCATCGCCCAAATAACGAACATATTCAGCTGATTGATTGCCGGCAAACTGCTTTAATTTATAATGCAATTCTGATTCCAATGTATATGGAATAACATGATTAACGTGTCGCAATGCAATTAACATCAATGTTCGATCTTTAACTGAAAGAATGGGTTTCATTTTTTCGGGGCGTTCAATGGTTGGATCGGTTTGAAGCAATACCCATACCTGATCACATTCGTCTTCCATTTGTTCAAACATTTCAATGTAGCCTGGATGCAATACATCGAAGCTACCAGCAATAAGTCCTATCTTCATTGTCTATCAAATTTATAGTCATCTGGAGTAACATGTTGCATATTGTGCACGGTTGTACAATACAAAGAATAATCTGCATATACAACTTTGATGCTATCTGTTTTCTTTAACAATGCCGCATCTTCACAATCCAACATCAATAAAACGTGTGCTCGAATTCTAATCATCGGTGGAATATGTTTTAACATACCCGGAGTAACTTCTATGGTAACAAATGTAGTATCCGTTATCATATCAAATATTGAACTCCACGCTTTACGATCAACTAATTGCTGTGTTGCAGGCGAACAAATATAAATGTGCGCGCAAGGAGTCAATTTTTCATATGTTGCTTTCATATCTGCAATGAATAGCGTTTCGATATCGGTAAATCGTCCTTCAACTTCTTTACCATACCAATGTGTCCTATAACCAATCATACTTTATTATAATAAATTTATTCTTATTTTCCAAATGAAAAGAACTTTGCCACTGAATTATTTTCTGGAAACGCTCCCCAATTCATTGCTGCATAAAAATCATCTAATTTATTTTTCAATTCCTTTTCAAATATTTTATTTCGATCTATATATTGGGTAACAAATTCTTCAATTTCTTTTGGATCTTGATATCCTCGCAATGCCAATGTATCAAATCCATATGGGTTATCTGATAAGTATGCCCATTTTACCTTTTCTCCGTTTTGAATGGGTTGAATGTCTCGAATTTTGTGCATTGTCAATAAATCATTGAAATTGATTGCTGACTTAACATGTGCCGGAGTTCCTGACATATATCCCGTAAATGGTTTGCGACCTTTTATGAATTTTGATATTTCCTTGACACCTGAATTCTTCATTACATTGAGTACTGGTGATTTCTTGAGGTTGTTTTTAAATTCATGAATCATATCCGTTGTAGCAGTCTTATCTCGTTCTTTAAGAATGTGCCACAATGTTTCTTTCATGATTTTTTTGAAATCTTCTGGAAATGATGATCTAACAACATCCAATCCTTTGATATCTAATTTATCCGTAGGTTTGCCTTCTTTAAAAATTACCCATTGTGCATAACGTTTCTTTGCAATCCATAAACCAGATTTGGCAACATATTCTTGTTTAATTTGCCAACGATGTGATGCGGTATTGTGAAACACTTCAGCATACCGATCATACATTTTATTTACCAATGCTTGTACTTCTGATGCAATTGCATTGGTCTGGTCAATCATAAATTGATCGTCTGATTCATCATATCCAGGAAAACGTTTTGCAATAAGTGGCAAGCTAGATACAAATGTTGAATCTGTATCTGTATAAAAAGCAAATTCTGCTTTGCCATTGGTTGCATTAACAAAATGATCTTGTCCTGTTTCTTTTGCATAATGATTGTTAATTACCTTTGCTGAAAATTTGATTACTGCTTGTCCTGTTGCTGTAATTGCACCTGCATTATCTAAATCGTGAAAGCGAAAGGTTTTAAGTCCTAATACTCCATAAAATGAATTGAGCAATACTTTTTGTGTTAACTGCATTGCATCATAAAATTTATATTCTTCTGACCCTACTTCGTATTCATCTCGTTTGTCTTTAAATTCAACACGTTCATTAAACCATTTTTCTAGAATGGTTGGTAAGAAGCCTCTTCGGTCATTTGTGTAAACTGTACCATTACTTGCAACTGTATAATTATTATCGGATAACCATGCTTTAACGTGTGGAACATGAGTACCATTTTGTAATGTTATTTGTTGTGGGTCTGATTTCAATAAGCATTCTTGGTCCCAATTTTGAATTACTCCCAATTTGGTTTCTGGAGAAATATTTAGACTCATAATGATGCTTGGATAAAGCGACGTTAAATCTAAGTCATATATCCATTTGTATAATCCTGGTATTGGATCTTTTACATATGCTCCGGCAAGTGCATCTGCTTCCGTTTCTTCTTCAACAAATCGAAATTGTTTGTTCGGAGCAACCAATCCATTGCGTTTTAAATCTACAATTGCAGCACCATCCAAGTATTTAGATGCATAATATACATCTTCATATGGAACGTGTCCTTTATGACATATGGTTCTTGCAAGTGCAATTAATTGCAATTTGTCATCCATTTCATAAATAAGATCAACGTCGGTTACGTTATATTCTACAAATTTGTGAATGTCATCTGCAAACAATTGATCCAAATCTCCTTCATATTCAACCTTACCCCTACCCAATTCTTTTTTAGCAACCGTGTCTAATCGATAATTTGGTAATTCAGTATATGTAAACTTTTTATACAATGTCAAATAATCTAAACTAGATACGCCAAATATTTTATATCGACCTCTATTTTTATTCCATTCAACGATTCCTGCAGGAGATAATTTTTTGATTGCTTGTGCACCTAATACTTTTTTGATGCGATTGATGAGATATGGAATATCAAAATTATCTGTATTCCATCCTGTAATTACTGTGGGTTGTATTTCTGCAAATGCATTGATAAAACGCATTAACATGTTTGCTTCTGAATCAAATATTTCTACCTGATATTTATTAGTAGCAAATGAATCGTGTTTCACTCTTCTTTCTTCATCTAACAGCAAAACTTGCATGGTACGCCCAGCTTTATCATAATATGCAATGGACGTTATTCGCGAACGAGCTTCTTCAGGAGTCGAATACCCATCTTCGTCCCGCTCTACTTCGATATCAAAGAAAAAGTCTCTATGCCCTTTCGAAACTAAATCGCTTTCGTAATAAAGGTCGATAAGCGTACGCATTTCTTCATTTAAATCAGATTCATATGCAGTTGAATTATCTTTCCAATTGCCATCAACCCGAGACAATTTAACGCCGTCTAATGATTGAAATTGCCCTGCTTCATCTGGCAAGTATGCATATGGTTTGAATGGGAACTTTTGATGCCCCAATTCATCATCCCATACGTGCATGATGCCAGTTTTTTTGTCGTAACCTATTGCTTGAAACATTAATCCTTTTATTTTTTAAATTTGCAATTATCAAAATGCCAACGATACATATTTGGCGGTTGACCGTTTTGTATACAATGTGGACATTTTATTTTTATTTTAGGAATTCCTTTTAATTTTTCACTAATTTTTTTTCTAACTTCTGGTCGTTTAGCTGAATTTAATTCTCCCAATTGATCAAATCTAGGCTTACCTAATTTTGCTTCGCTAATTTTTTTTCTAACTTCTGGACGCTTTGCTGGATTGTTATCACCTCGAGTTTTTTCTCGTTCTAATTCAGTTTTACGTCGAACAGGTCGTTGTTTTAACTTTTTAATTATATTATCATAATCTGGATGATTTGATATTGTATCTCCTCCATTTCCACCTTTAGCTATGTTGTATATAGGTTTTAACTTATCGATCCAAAATATTTCTCGATCATTTAATTGAATTTTATTATTACAAGATTCAATAATTTCTTTCTTAAAATTTTCTCGACCATGTTTTTCTATAGCTCGATTCAATAATATACCACTACCTAAATACATTGGATCATTTTTTGAATCCTGACCAATATAAAAATTTCCATTTAACAAATTTGTAGTTTTATAGATAATCATAACAACTCCTTTATTATAAATATCTAACCCGTATCCTAAATTGAATATATATCTGGCAATTCACGATTTAATCCCAAGTCGTCATCTAATCCATATCCAGCTACATATTCATCTCCTAATTCAAATCCACAATAGTTAGTTAAATCAACTCCACCTTTTCTTTTCAATAGAGTAACAACCTTAGCTGTTTCTGGAATATGACTGTTTACTATGAACAACATTTCCATAATGCTTGTTCCGGAATCGCAAATGTCATCTACAATGTAAACGCGCTTGCCTTTTAAATCTAATTCCAATGATTTAGTAATCAATACGCCCCCCGAATTGTCTCGTTTGTCGTATGATTTTAATCTTACAAAATCAACTTCATGATTGATAGTCATTGCACGACTTAAATCTGAAAAGAAATGTATTGCTCCGTTAAGAACGCAAATTAATACTGGAGGTAATATTGCTTCTGATTCTTTGTGATCTTGTGAAATTGCATCTGCTAATTCTTTGATGCGTTGTTGTATTTGTTGTTGTGTTATGATTTTTTCCATAATCTATAAATTCCGTAAACATTGATTGCGATTATAACTAAACTTAAAACTAGATGACTGTAATTGTCAATGAAAAAATCATAAGTAATCCAACCAGTATCTCCAATGATCCATGTAATCATTGCGGCTTTTGTCCAGCCTCTTGCATTTGAAATGTAACCAGCTAATACCAAAGCTGTACTAATCCATCCTAAAATTTCTATCATTGTTGTTTGATTAAGGCAATTTCAGATTCTCTAACCAAATGATATTTTTCTCCAGCAATTGAAACTTCTTTATGATCTCCAATTTGATTGGAATGAATCATAACTTCATTGCCTTCTTTAACTGACATTGGAATTCTATCTCCAGTTTGTGTAAAAAGACCTGGGCCTGTTTTAACAACATCGGCATAACGATAATCGTCTGTGCCTGTCATAATGATAATGCCACTTTGTGTTTTGTCTGTCTTTTCTTGTAATTTTAATAAAACCTGATCTCCGGTTGGTAACCAATTCATAACTTATTCCTTTTTTAATTAAACATTTTTTTAATTGCATCTTCCGTAATGTTGTTTCCAACGATGCGTCCTATTCCATAATCATTCATTGTAATGATTACACACGGAACACTTTTAACTCCATACTTATCGCACGTTGCTTTATTTGAATCTACATCGATAATTTGTATAGGAAGCTCCGAAGATAATCGTTCTATTCTTGGCCGCAATGCTTTA